TTAGCCGCCTGTTCCTTTTGCTCAGCACTCGACAGCACACTCCCGAACGCGGTAAGTTTCTTCGCGTCTAAGGCGGCTATTTCTTCCGCTGTGAAACCGGACTGAAGCAGGACTTCTTGAATGGTAGCCATAATTTTATATCTCCCGGAAATCTAGTTACTGGTTAGTACTGCGGTGACTGTGCTGGTGAAGCTGGTTGTGAAGGACTTACCATAGCCGTTTGCATTTCTTGGATACCATCCGCTACCTTACCTGCGCCTGACGCGAGACGAGGATCAGAAGCCGCCATTTGCTTGGCAGTCTGATACCAGCGAGCGAGGAGCATCTGGAGTGGGTTGGCAGGAGCTGAGGAAGCAGAAGGCTGAGCGCCACCGTCTCCGCCTTGTGGAGAGGAAGGTGCCCCACCCGCATCTGGCGGCGGAGGACCCTGCTGTTGCTGCGACGGATCTGGCATAGGACTAGAAGCCACGGTTTACTCTCCAGTTACTGCGTTATTGAAATTCGGCCCGTACTCTTTCGAGCAGAGGGGCCGAACAGAGGTTACTTCTTGAGGGAAGTCTTGCGGTGGCCTGCCTTGCGGTGACCCTTCTTGTGACCCTTCTTGATGTGCTCTGCCTTTGCAGAAGTCTTGCGTCCACGCTTTGCCATGTGATACTCCTTTTGGTTTTGGGTTGAACTACAAACAAAAACGGCAACTTCAAGCCGTTTAGACTTGAAGTTGCCGTTTAACCCTTCTTTAGGGGACGCATCTCTTCTGAATTCTTATTTAGAATGCGTTAAATCATTATCATTGTCAAGTCCTATTTGAAAGTATTTTCAAAAGCGCAGAGTAATCATGTTTATACCCTGTAAATCTTCCAAAAATAAGGTATAATCGGGGGTGTCGGTGTATCAGCACCGGCTAGCGCCAACCGGAATGGAGACTCCGATGACACCCCTAGAACAGAATATAGCACAGCCTGCGCCTTCAGATACCCCAACAAAACGTTGCAGTCGCTGTTTCGAGTTTAAAATACTCTCTAAGTTCAAAAAACGCCCAAAAAACACTGATGGATTAAACGGGGTATGTCGTGCATGCGAGAACGAAAGGATAAAAGGGAAACACTTCCCAAGAGTCCCAGATGACACGATAAAAAACTGCCTCAAATGTTTACTCGACAAGATGGCCTCCCAATTTTCAGCTAGCCATAGCAGACCTGACGGTTTGAACCCTTGGTGCAAAATATGTACTGGCGATTATGCAAAGGAGTGGATCAAAGATCCAGATACGAGAGCAAAGGTGCGGGCTGGAGCAAATATAAGGTACGCTAAAAATCCAGAATTTTTCAGGGAAAAATCTAGAAAGTGGGGAGTAAATCACTGGGGATACAAGGCCCTACAGAGATGTAAGCGGCGAGCTAAAGAAAAGGGAATTCCGTTCAACTTAGAGCAAGCCGATTTGCTTAATTCTAACGGAGAACTTCCTGAATACTGCGCTATTTTCCCTCATATAAAGCTAGATTATCTTGGAGGAAAAGATCGTAGATTATGGGCTAGCGTGGACAGGATAGTACCGGAACTTGGCTACACCAAAGGAAATGTCATAATTATTTCCTTTGGTGCTAACCTTTGGAAAAATAATGGTAGCGATCCCCGAGAATGGAAGATTATCATGCAAATCATTAACGAATCGCGAAAGAGCGATTCTCAACCTTCAAACGTCGATGACAGGCAGGGGAACCTATTTCCCCTCTAGCTCTCTTGTTCCGATGCCCACAATCGTCCTAACTTCCTCGGAAACTTTCTCGGAAACACGAGAACGCTGCTCAACATTCACGCCGAGCCTGCCTCCTTGGTTATAAACAGCTACGATCTTTCCCGTGGCCTTGGAGGAACGCATCAACTGATCCAGAGAGTTAAGATCTGTATCCGATTCCAAAGTTGCTTCCGTTACGAGTACATCCTTCTGAGACTTGATGCTGATGGCCATTTTATTACTCCTTAATTTTGGTGATCGATCACTAGATCGCTATTACTTATCCACTCTGGGATACTACTGAGCGGGGCTCTCCACCTTTTGCTCCCTTTTGTTTTACGCGAGGAGCTTTAGTTCCACTTGCGGGCCTTCCACCGGCATGGGGCTTGCCGTCACCTCCACCGCCTCCGCCATTTAGTTCCTGTGGATCGACACCGAGTTTCTTCATTGTCTGCATAAGGTCGATCTGTGCCAGCATTTTGAGCTTAGCTAACTTTTCCTCTTCGACAAATGAAGATTCCTGTTCGGCCTCTGGATTCGCTATGTCCATAGCCTTCATAATGGTCATCCAGCTTATAGGCGCTCCGCCCTTCTTCAACTGAAGAAGCATGAGCTGGTACTGAACCTGCGTCACCTTCAGCAGCGTGCTAGGCACAGACACAAGCCTAATCTGCTTTACAAACCACCGCGCACGCTCTAGAGCGTTGTACTTCGATTCCGTCTCAGGGAATTGACCACCTATCATCTCGTCTGGCAAATGGCTAGGAACCAAATCGTTTGGCTTGTAGTCGAACGTCTCTGGAGCCATGCTCTCTGGTCCGACATACTCCATGATCCTCTGAGTATCGAACCACTGCAGGATGAGATACTTCATCCTTTGGCCGACAGACTTATTTGCCTTCTCGACACGCTGAGCTATCCCCTTGCCGACAGGACCAATAGACTCCAGCATCTTGTCTGCAGTATCTGAAGCTATCTGGAGCTTCATGTTCGTTCCTAAATTCCCCAAATCCTCTAGGCCAAGCTGTTTGCCTTCTTTGTCGTTCAGGTACTTCAGGTATTCAAAGTTGGAACTCTGAACCCTGACCTCTTCGGGGAGAATGGATTGGAACGTTTCCTTCGGCTTTCCGTCAACTCCAAGCCTCACGTTAGGCTCAAAGATGTCGAAATGCTCGATCTTGGGACCACCTGTTTCCGTATGGTTGTAGCCCATAGGAGGGTTCATTCCTGCGGCGAGGACCTGATCCATCAACCGCTCGTGCTTCCTGATCGTGTGCTCAATGCTGGATACGTCGCCTACGATAGAGCGTCCTAGCGGCTCCCATGCCCAATCATCCACCGTGTACTGGATAATCGGTATACGGGGGTCCCAGTCGAACGCAGGACCGTCATACATGGGCCTAGCCATGCCTGTTGAGGTAATGATAAGGCGGAGGTTGGGGTATATCCGGCAGTCCTGAGACTCCGCAGGACGATCAAACGGCTGTCCATTCCTCATCCCACCAAAGATTCTTTGCCCAACATAAGGTACACGGTAGAACCATGTTGTTCCTATGTCACCCATTGGGAGTTCGTAGCCTGTGTTGTTGATCCTGAGATCGCGGACGAAGGTGTAGCGGATTTCGGCGTACAGGTTACCAAACGTCCTGCCCACGTCACCATAACGGTTCCGCTCCGCGTAATCAACCCTCTGCGCCTGCATACGCGTCTGATAATTCCTGCGCATCCCTACGGTCTGAATTTCCTTCTGGAACAGCGGGAAACGACCGTGAGCCTCAGCAATAGGCATATAGTCATATACCGTTACCGCATAGGCGTCCTGAATGTCATTTGTGCGGGAAGGAATCTGGGTAGGAATAACATCCAAGAGTCCTAGCGCGTCAAACTCCATTCTCCTCTCGCCGTAACCGTACTCCGTCGCTCTAACTTTAGGCCACAGGTATCCGATACCCATGACAGAGGCATACTGGAGAACTTTGAGTATCTGGAACGGGAAATCGGACTCAAGATAGACACACTTGGAGACCTTTGTGAGCATCTCAGCCATCTTTTTATAAGATGGATTATCCGAACCGTAGCCAGCAATTTCACGGACTTGCGCTAGAGTTTCGCAAAACTTTCGGATATCGTACTTTAAGTTGTTTGTGACCAACGTCGAACGGGCGGTGTCATTAAACACAGCGTTGAATACTCTTAGGTTTTTGGAGAGATCTTTATAGCATTTCTGCGCTTCGAGGAAACCTTCACCCTCTTGAATTTGAGATTCTACCCACGAAGAAATCTCTGTAGGATGCGACCAAAATGCAGGCGCTTGCCAACTACTGGTCTCGTTTTTATCGCGAAAATAAGACGAACTTTCTCCCATTACTGGCACAGGCAGTTCTCAATTTCTCTCCCGGTACCACCCTGATTCCCCAAGCAAGGCGTTTCTAAACTTATGACTCCGTTGGATTGTAGCGCATACCATGCCGTTCGTCTAGGGAAATTGTTTTATACCCGTATCACACCTATTCCCCGCACGAGCATGGTCCAATACTTATTGCTTCCTTGCGTCCCACAACACGCTTTACGCCCTCCACTTCGAGTTGGGCCAGAGAGCATCCATTTATAATGGTAAATCCCATCTCGGCTTCAAACGCTTTGCGCTGTTCAAATACAGCGGGGCGATGCTCCTTTACCGCCATCCAGTAGTTCTTCCCACCCCTAACACATCCCGGGCAGTTGGCGTGATCGCTCCACGAATACATTTCGGGAGGCTGTACCCCCATAGTGCAACTACACCAGTCCCAACATTCTTGTTTTGTTACACCTTCCTCCGCGACAGGAAAACGGACAGAAACATTACAGAAAAATGATGTCTGTTGCCAGCAAAGAGCGGTGTGACGCTGCATACGTACAGGTTCCTCCCCAGAAAAACCCATAATGCGAATAACCTCGGTTACGCCTTGTTCCTGAAGTTCGCAGAGGAACCTGTTGGCAGGTTCCTGCTTTAGAATACGAGAGCAAAATGCCATCTGGTCGTTAGGCATAGCGCCCTCATCGCGAGCTACCTCAGTTACGCTGCGTCCATCCGAGCGCTCAGTGATTGGCATATCTAGAGCCTTTGCCATCTCATGAAGGAATCGGTAGGTGTCTGGATCTTCCTCTTTGGTATCGCAAAAGAGGAGAATTACTTCCTCGCGCGGAAAGTTCCGCAGTGCCCATCCAGCACACCATGCTGACGTTACTCCTCCCGAGAAACCCACAACAACCCTACGAATCGACATTTATATACCTTATCACTTTTCCTGCGCCTCAATGATTTATTTAGCCACAACAGGAACTAACGGCATCAAATAGAGTATCGAGGTGCCCCATGCACGTTACCCTGAGTTTGATTTTCGTTGTCTTCGCCTTTGTGCTTGCCGCAATCGCTGCGATCTTTACTACGCCGATTGAGCCCCATCGCCTTCGTATCGTGGCAGCAGCACTCGCCTTCTATTTCGCATCTATCTTGTTTACTGGAGTCAGCCTGTGATTATCTTATTGATTGTATTGATCTTGTTGTTCGGGTTCGGTGGATACCGTATGGGGCCAGGCTTGGGATATTATGGCGGCGGAGGACTAGGATTGATCTTGTTAATCGTCCTGATCGTTATCCTGCTTGGTGGCAGGATCTAAAAATTATCCATTACCGTCTATCGTTGGCGCTGAATTGACAGCGATTGCGGCGGCGTGGAACCTTCCATACCCGTCACGGTTCAAGGTAGTGAGAACCTTGCCATCACACTTAGCGAACTCGATATTCTCACGAAGCGCGGAGGAGTTTACAATTGCATCTTTCTTCCTGTATGCATTAATAAATCTATCGATCATCATCGGACGAGACCACGCCTTGGAGTACCATCCCTCTTTCGGCTTACTAGGATAGCCGGGACGATACTCTACTGACTTGTAGAAACGTTTGAAACCTTCAAATTTCAATTGATGCTGCAGTAGGTCTCCACACGAAGTAATCTGTTCGATGCTGAACAATGGCCCGTCAGGAAGATATTCTCCATACTTCTTGCCTGCCGCGATAGCCGCTTTGAGCACATTCCCCTTGCCGCTACCATATCCAGGACCAACAAATTCAGCTACCTGCACCATAGGCTCGTCTTTATCTCCAATACGAAAGACGGAGATTGCAGAAGGTACGGATAGCTCTCCCACGTCTATTCCGATCACGTAGTCGTATCCCGGTTTAGCATGTTCATAAATCTCACCGTAATCGCTTAGAATTGGCGCAGGTGTCCCCATTGAGCGGGAGACATTTCCCCGAGAAACAGGAGATTCATGGGTAGTTGAAGCGAAAGACTTTGGAGCGAATATAGACGCTGCTCCAGCACCGAGAAACGCAAAGAATTTACGACGATCCATTATATTCCTCCTCAAACTGTTTTGTAGTACAACGGGTATCCCCAAGACGAGTCTTTTTTATGAAAAGGAGGAACGAGAACAGGCTCCGGATGCTCCGTGTAAATTATCCACAAATCCTTGCCTTTATCTGTATTGAAAGACTGTCCCGGTATAGCAACTTCATACCCGTCAGGACATTTATCTTTATGCTTTTCGATATACGCCTGTACTCTTGGTTCTTCTCTATTCACGACTTTATGATCCATATTTTTCTCCTTAAACTACCTTGTAATACATACATCTTCCCCACTCCGTTGGAATCCTCTTTGCGCATGACCCGAAAGGCGTGTCCACCATGTCCTGCGGCAGGCGGGTAAGTTCTGGCTCTGGATGGTTCTCGAATATCCTCCATAGTTCCGTCTTCCCTAGCATATCTATCGTCTCTCCGCCGTTGACGATATAACCTTCTGGACAGTTTTCTCTTACTTCTCCCCAATCAATTGATTCCTTATGCTTCATTCTTCCCTCCTACGTCCCCACCTTCGGTCCCGTCGTTCCGTCCATCTCGTACCAAACGAACTCGCCGTCCTGTCCGACTGGGAAGTGCCCCGAGCAGGTGGCACAAAAAGTTCCCGAATAGAACCCTGGCTCTCTCTGATACGTTTCTGCAATAGACCGTCCCATCGTGGTAATCTTGCCGCACTTGAGATGGCGATAGGCGTCGCGGTAAGGACGAACGAAGCCTTTACTCCTCTCCGCTTCCGTCAACACCACATAGCCCTTCTGCTGCCCACTCGCCGTCAGTTCCTTGTGGCTACCATCTTCGGGAACAGGAGAACCATCGGCCAACACCCTTGCATCAAAATCGGTCGAAGGGGGTGGATTCTTTACCGCTTCTATCTTTTCTTTTACATCAGCCAAAGCCTTGTCGATTAATCTAACCTTCGCTGCTTCCTGTTCGACAGTAGGTTTTTGCGGACCAAGCCTTCTACCGCCTGTTTCGATAGTGTGTAGGCGGTCTTCTATTGATCGAAGGCGATCCAGTATCTGCTGAAATTTAGAATCTTCAGGGTTTCTTGGAGCACTGAGTCGAATAGGATCTGGTGGTGTTGGTTTCATACTGGTAGTCCTCCCTCTTCTCTTGCCAGCTTCTCGCCTTCAGCCATCGTCATCAAGCGGAGTACGCACTTTCCGCCACGTTCATCCACGACAATGCACGACTCGCCATCGCTAAGATTTTCGATGTCTTCTATAGTTATCTCTACCGCAGTTTTGCCAAATTTATGCATCAAGATCGCGGCGAACTTATGCCACTGATCGCGAGCTTGTTGCGTTACAGGGTGATTCGGGTTCAGTTCACTCATTATCCCCCTCCAAGATATCGTCCAAGTGTGCCTTTTGGCTTTCCGCTATACACTCAACCGAACAAAAACGGCGCACATGGCAAGTAGTGACAAGTGTTACGTGATCTATCTCTAGATGGTTTGGGCACTTTGGATTCTCG